TTTGACTTACTTACGTAAGGAATAGATATTGTAATACCACGCAAATCTTTTGGTACAACTTTATATTGTCTATTTGCAGATTGTCTAAAGTATACTCTAAAGTTACCTTTTGGTAAATTACCAAATACACCGTCACTAAACATTAAACTTATAGTATCTTCGTCTCTAGTTAACACAGAGAAAATATTTCTTATGTTTTTTTCTAAACTATTGTAGACAATATTATTACCTTCAACTGCATCAACTTTAATCCATTCTTCTGTTTCATTTCCGTCTGCGTCTAATTTATAAAGCCAAACATCGCTGTTATTAATGTTAGGAACATTAATATCTACTTTAGAATGAGGTACAGAAGTGTTTAATGTAAATTCATTGTTTTGTAACGAACCTTGTCTAAAATGCATAAAGTAACCAGTACTATTACTGCCTGGTCCTTGACCGTTATCTCTATAAAGGAAACTTAATTTGTTTCCAGGGTTAGGTGATTCTTCATATATTCCGTTTTGATTAAAAGATGTACTAGTAATTTCAAAAGTTTCTGATCTACCATCAACATTTTTTGAAAACTGGTAAACAGGAATATTTGTATTTGAAGCATTAAACCTGTATTGCTCGGTTGTAATACCTTGTAGTGCTTCACTTCTAATTGGTTTGCCAATAATGTTTGCAACAGGAAGTGCAGCATTTAAAACTTTCTTAAATTGTTCATTCCAATTTGGATTGGTACTATCATTCCATAAAACACTTTGTTTTGACAAGTTAATATTATTACTATCTATAATTTCTTCGGTTGTAGAAATACTTGTAATTTTTAACAAACCATTTGCAGGAATCACACGCTTTGGATTGTAACTTAGTAATCTTGCTGTACGTAGAACACTTTCTCTGCGTTCTGCTAATTCAATAAAATTCTCTCTAGCATTTAAATCTATACGATATGAAACGTTTTGCCCTAATAAGGCAATCAAGTCAATTAAAGCAATATATTCACTTGATTCAATATAATCGTTAAAATCTTCTGGATAATTTTCACGCAAATAATTAATCATTGTTCTACGCAAATTATCAAAATCATAGCTTTGAAAATCAGCGTTACGGAATGACTGATATATACGTTTCCAGTCTTCGTTTTTTAATAATCTATTTTGTCTATCGGTTACAGCCATAGAGAGATTCCTTTATTATAGTATTTATCAGTAAGGATAAAGTGCGCAGTTAAATTAAGCCTGCTTGTTGGTCAAATCTTAGTTGTAAAGTTTCACTGATACTATAATCTTTGTACGTTAAATTTACTTCAATTTGTAAGCCATTTTCGTATTGATCAATTTTGACTTCATTAGCTCTAACTCTAGGATCGTAATTAACAATATCAGTTACGTTCTTTTTTATAGCATTTTTCATAGGTACGGTTAATGGTTCAAAAAGTGCATCCCAAATGATTGTGCCAAATGTAGGATTCTCAAGTTTTTCACCTTGACGTATATGAAAATGATTAATTATATCTTGTTTTATTAAATCTAAATCATAAAGATTTATTTTCTTTGGATCAGCAACCGTAGAAATACCTCTGTAACTTTTTGTTTTTACAGGTTGATTTATTTTATTATTTTGTAAAACAACATTCTTTTGTGCCATAATGTATTTAACCTTTAAATTGGTTGTCCGTTTTTATCGTAAATTACGCTAGTTGAATTTTGACGTAATCTAGGATCTTCTGGAGGTATAACAGCGCCTCCTATATTCAATTGATATATTCCATCGACTACACTACCATTTGCTCCAAATATGTTTGCTAAAGATGTAGCCACTTGCCCTACTTCTAAAAATTTACTTCCATCTAAGTTGTTATTTGAAAGTTGTCTTCCTAAATTGTTTGCTGCTGTGCTTAAATCTCTTAAATCATTAGCAGGATTACTATCCCACGATAAAGAAGCTGCTAATTCGTTAACTTGAGATGTTGTTAGTCCTGACGGTTGTCCTTGTAATGTATTTTGCAATGCACCTAACAATACTTCTTTTTGGTTTGCAGGTAAAGATAAAATTGTATCTCCTAATTCACCTCCAAACTTACCTTGAGCAGCACCATATGCTTGCAGATACGGAACTATTCCAGAAATATTAATTATTGCATCAGAATTATCGGATAAGAACTGAGCACTTTCAGTAGATGTTTTTTCAAAATTTTCTAATTCATTTCCTAAAATAGGATTTATTTCTCCTAATACATCTCCTGTGCTTCCTGCTAATGCACCTACGCCAGATACGTTACTATTAGGACTTAACATGCTTGATACTAAAAATCCCAAACCTTGTGAACTGGCGCCGCCTTTAATGAACGTATCTATTGTTATTTGTACATTTTGATAACCAGCATTTTTTACCTGTGTAGGATTGCTACTATCAATGCCATACGGTTTATCAGCACCAGTACCGGAGCCTTCGTTATTTGGTCCTTTACCACCAAATTCAAAGTAGCTACCTCCTAAACCTAAATTCATTTGGAAGCCACCGCTACCAAAACTGAAACTTAATGGTCCACTACTGAAATTAAATCCAAAACCGTCGGGTCCAAAACTTGCACTAATTGGTCCTGAATTAAAACTGCCTGAAAGACCACCTGGTCCAAAGCCAACATTTAATGGACCACTTGTAAATTGTCCTGCAATACCATTTGGCCCAAAACCTACACTAATAGGACCGTTACTAAATGCACCAGCTATTCCATCTGGTCCAAATCCTAAACTAAGAGGTCCTGCACTAAATTGTCCTGCATTTATTTTTCCATCTTGGAATTGTAATCCTACAGGTCCTACGTTTACTCCTGCAAGTTCACCGTTAGTGATAGTTAATCCGCCTCCTGCACCTCCTATAGCAAAGTTATTTGCATCAAATCTACCATTGATAACACTTTCTGTTATACCTCGTAATGCAGGATTACCAATTCTGCTTGCAACGATACTGCCTGCTGCATCTCTTACACTTTGCGGACTATTCAGATCTAAATTCCTGCCGTTTACATTTATGTTAACATTTCTTGCAATATTATTCATTGCATTACTAAATGTTCCTGTACGTCCTGCTGTTGAATATCTTTGCTGAGGAGTAGCAGCAGCAATTGTTGTTCCGTTTCGGTCGGTTATCCTAGGCGCAGAACTAACAGGAGATCCAAATGCATCTCTAATAGTGTTTCCTATTCTGTCAAATATATTCGTTGCCATAGTTTGCCCCTTTTACTCTGGTCTTAATGGAATTTCAGGTAGTTCTTCGCCTTTGCCACTATCTTTCAATCCACTAATTAATGCCCTATCTGTTGCAACTCTTTCGCCTTCTGGAATATGCACATCATTAGTATCTGGAGTTGCTTCTGTTTTTTCTGGTAATACTAAATTAGGATCCCAGTTTTCGTGTTCTGGCCACGGTTCGTGTTGCGGAACACGTTTTGGAAATTTAGCTGCTAATGCTGCTTCGGTTACAATTTCTGCTTGTTCAGCTTTAGTTGCTGTTTCAGCAGTAGGTCCATTCATATGAATGGGTTTAGCTGTTTCATAATGACCTTTACTACTATTAACATGACTTTCTTCACTTGTTATTTTTGTCTTTTTCACAACTTTTAAATTAAAATCAGCACCGCAAACAATATTTAAATTGCTTTCTTCTTTTGTAAAAATATGCATATCTTTTAAACTAGTGATATATGTTTCTAAGTAGCTATTAAAATGGTTTTTTTCACCTGCTGTTATAAAATTGTCCTTTACAGCATACATCTGAATGTCTTTTGCTGCACTTACACGTAAATCTTGACCAATTCTTTGCTCGATATTTTTACCGACTTTTTGGAATATACTATCAGCAGCAGTAAAATTCATGTGTCTACCTGCTTCAACATTTATATCTCTATCAGCAACAAAATTAATATCGTTTTCACTATGCACACTAATTGAATCTTGTGCATAGATATCTATTTTACCATTACTTGTAAGTTCAATCCAAGTTGTGCCTCTGCCATTTGAAATATAAATTAAATCTTCTGAGTTATGCAATAATATTTGATGACCGGTTCTAGTTCTAAAACGAACCATTTCATTATGTGGTATAGCTTTGTCGCCGCCACTACTTGCTTCTTGATCAAAATACTGATAAGGAGTATCTTTAGCAGGACCTTTTCTTAATCTTTTGTCATCGCCGTCATCAATTACTATGCTTTGGCCACCAAGTCTACTTTTGTATACTTCTGCTTTTTCGTCTTTTACACCTCTAGGTGCTTTTGGACCTTTTTTATCTAGTGGACCAGGTGAACTTATACCGTAAACATTACTAGGAAGTTCTCTTCTTGCACTTGTGCTTGTTATTCCTCTAATATCGTCATCTGCTAATCCAGATTCTTTTAGTTTTTCTATAAACTTTAAATTCAAAGGTTTTTTGTTTTTAGTAGGATCTTTTTGTTCACCACCGTCTATTCTTTTGTTATACTCTGCCGTTGGCAATTTTCTACTTGTAACACCTTCAGGAACTTGTCCTTTGTAAAATTCAGTAACAGGCTGAGCTCCTGGTACCATAAAATTCATATATCTATCTTGGATACAAGCAAACCAATAACCTTTATTAATGTCACCATCAACAAATCCAACTAAAACTCTTGTACCTACATCAGGAGGTACAGCCCAAAAGCCGTAACTTTGTTGTGTATCTTCATATGTGTCATTTAACCCTAGATGTTCAGGAGGAGTTGTTCCGTAAAACACAGGAGCATATTCAACATCAATAGTTTCGCCTTTGTCTTCTGCTTCGTTACCTGTGCTATCAAAATTAATAAGGGTAACTTTTAGTGTACCCATGTATCCTGGATCCAAATGGCTAACTACTCTGCCTATTTTAAAACCATATTTTTTACTGCGTTCTGGTTCGTCAGGTGTTCTGCTTTCTTCTTGTGTGTTAATTGGATTTATATCACTCATTCTTCATCAAAAGGGGAATAAGGTGCCCCTCCTCCTTCTAACATTTTAAGATTTGCATCTTCTGTTTGTGCAGTATCTACACTGATTTCGTTTTCTTGATTACGTCTTCTTAAAAGACTTAACCTTTGAGTAAACCTTCCACCTTCAAAAACATTTGTCAAACTAATTACTCTATATAATCCACTAAATGCACCTAGTGTTGCTTGTCCGCCGCCAACATTATCTTGGAAATAAAACCCATTTTCTGCATAATCAACTGGTGTTCTAAAATTAATCAAAATGTCTGTTTCTTGTCTATCAGCAGAAATACTACCATCTGCATTTATATTTGGTCCAGCACTTGCTGAATTATAGTTTCCTAAACCACTATCACTTAAAAAATAAGGATCACCAAATATTTCTAAATCTAATGCAAGCAAATCAACTGCACTATTTAATATTGTATCATTAAACAACTTTGCAACTTGATATTTTGACGAATTAGCCGTGTTAGATCCACCAGTTTGCCCTGTACTACTACCATATGTGATAACGGTGCCTGTTGTAGTTGCACCTTCACTATAAATTAAATCACCACTTGTTAAATTTGTAGTTGTATTGTCTATATTGTCTGTTGCAAAAGCAGTATCTTGTGTTGCACCTGTTTGCTGTTCAGGATTTTTGTTACCACTATCAGCAAACAAACTTGTGTAAAATGCACTATTAATTTTTATATCAAACGCAATAATATCATCATTTGCGCCGCTGTAAATATAATTGTATTCTTTGGCAACAGAATTTCGCAATGCACTATATCCTGTTCCCTCTTGTAAAGGCATTTGTAAAGTGCTACTATGCACTTTATAAGGAACAACTTGATAAACATAAGATTTAGCAGCCTTGCCAGAAGTTCTTTGTTGTGTTCTGTTAGGATCGATAAAAACTCGTGGAACAATTTTAAACCAAGTAATGAATCCTAAGCCATCAGGCGATTGATTTATTAAATTTTCGCCCCATTTGCTACTTAATAGGACATCTTCAATAATTGTTGTTATTCTTGTTCCTTGTGAATATGTAAAAGTTCGTAATTTAGAATCTAAGACTACATCTTGCCTGTTGTAAACATCGTTTTGATATGTGTCAACTTCTGTAGGCATAGGTGTACGTCCTGATGCTGTATGATCATCTATTATTTCTGCCTCACCAAACTCATTTATTCCTACACTTCCGGCAACACCTGTACTTCCTTCTGCGTTTAACAAATTTTCAATATATGCTCTTGTTGATGGATTAGTTTGCGATGACGATCCTGTGCCAACACCTGATGCTTGTGTTCCTGCTGCAAACCCTGCAATAACATCATCAGGAACTTTTCCAGGGTTGGATGTAGCTCTATTATCGTCTATTGCTTCAATTGTTCCTAAATTATTTGCCGACGAAATATCATTTGGAAAAATTATGTAAACTTCGTCTGCTTCTACTTCTTTTCCTTCAGCTTGCTGCCTAACTAAGTTGTTATTAATTACCGTTGACAAGCTGTTTACACCGTCTTGTAAAATTTCTGCAACATTTATACCTGATATAGTAACATCACTCATTACAACGTCAATTTGATCAATAAGTGCTTGCTCGTTATACGGAATTCCTTCAATAGTGTAGGTGCTTCCACCTGATGTAACATCAAATTCCAAGTTCTTAATACTAATTGGTATATGTCTATTGAGTGTCCCGTCTAATGGAACAATTCTACCTTCGTCGTCATATCCTATAAATTCAACTTGAAGCATAAAAGGACAATCTAAGTAATTTTCCCAACCTGCTTGTTTGCTGGCAATTAACAATGTTTGTAAAAATAATCCCATACTATAAGGTTCAATGACATTAAAACTAATAAATGTAGCATTACTATTACGACTATTTTTATTAGCATTAATTAGTGCTTCAATGTTGACATTGTCTATAAAGTACTCTAATTTTATACCTAATTGATCTTCATAATAAGATGTAACCTTATTAGATAATCCTCCGCCAGATCTAAGTATAGGAAAAGCCAATCCTTGAGTTTTGTAAGTTGAATTTGGTGAATTAACCTCATTTGCAGTTAATGCAGCAAGGGTAAAAATAGTATTAAATGATGAAAATTGCTTTAATACATTTTTTATAGCCATTTTATAAACCTAAGTACCTTTTTAAATTAGAATTCTTTGGCAAAAATATTTTTGTGCCAGCAGTAAAGTCAAAAATTGGATCTTTTATAATATCCATATTACGTTGTGCAAACACCCACCATAATTTTGCAGTGCCATACAAGTCAAAAGCTAATAAATCTGGTCTATTTTCATATTGAGGTTCAATTGTGTAAACAATATCAGTATCTTCTGCAGGCACACTGCGTATTTTAAAGTATCCTAAACTGCCATCAGCAAGATATTTTGTTTTATAATAAGGACTTGTTTTAGTATACTCTGCCATTATAGATATCCTTCGTCAATTAAATTACCTCTAACAAAGTCATCTAGGCTAAAGTTAGCAACTTTATCTCTGCTGTATATTGGTTTCAATACTGCTGTTATAGTACTCAACGTAGGAACGTGTGTTGTATTGTTGTATGTTCCTTCAGCATCTTGTGCTCCATATGGAACTTCTATATAATCAACATTATTTGGTAAATCTACGGTAAAATCAGTAATTACACACGGAATATTATTCATTACGTAGTTTCCATAACCATTTAACTTTACAACAGGCGGTGGTGCACCTTTATTAGATGTGTTTCCGTATGCCATTTTAGTTAAACTTCTAAGAAAATGTGTTGCTGCAACCCAATATTTGCCATCTTCTCGAGATTGAACAGGAATTTGACCAGATATTTGTATATCATTTACTCTACTACTTTCATATTGAGGAAATGCATAATTATTATGCACAGGTGTTAAATCTGAATAGTTGGCGCTGCTTTGCATAAGTATAGTTGGAACAACCGGAAAGACAAATGAATAATTTGTATTACGTAAAGGAGCAAGAATAGGACTATCATTGAAAGCTGTAAGGTCAGGCATAGATATTCTTACACGCCAGTCAGTAGTTTGGTCGTCATCTACAAAATTTGCAAACGCCTTGTTAAAATTTTTTGGCTCTGCGCCAGCAGGTAATGATCTACTTCTTATGTTTGACATAAAAAGATTAGCGTTTTCTGTGTAAACTGCAACATCAATTTCTGTGCTGCCGGATGTTGTATCTACTGATACACTTATTTGTGGATCTGCCATGGGAAACTCCTATAGTATTATTTAGTTGACAAAATTAACAACGTATATTATTATATTAATAAGATTTTA